TGATTACGGACAGCCAGATTAGCCCGCTGGCGACGTTCAGCGATCTCTGCTTTGTGGTGAAAGAGGCGCAGGTGGACGCGTTCCGGTCTCAGTCGGCGACGCTGTGCCTGGTGCAGTCGCTGGTGGTGGCGCTGGCGTATCGGTTGGGTGGCGGGAAGTAAGGAAATAAAAAACCCCCTGCACAGGCAGAGGGTTTGGGTGTTAATTCAGAGGGAGATTATTCCCACTCAATTATTTACGGCATGCATAACCAATTGACTTGTAACAACTTTCTGAATTCTTGTTTTCACCGTACCGTTTTATATACCGTCACCGGAAATCAGTACCATGAAAAATGCCATGTCACCGGGTCAGCGAATCGTACTGCTTTTCACAGACTCGTCCGGCTTCGGCGGCCCGGTCAGCGTACTCTGCCAGCTGTCGGTTTCGCTCGAGAGATTTGCTGAGCACGTCGGTAAGCAAAACTCCGGTGTCTGCGGCTGACGCCCCAGCGCCGACAGTGGCGTTATACTGCCTGAGCTGCTCACGGATGGCAATGAGCTGTTGCTGCAACCTGCCAGCGCGAGCGGAAGCATCAAGAGCATCATTGCGCGCCTGGTCGATCCTCTGCTGCGCTTCACGTTCATTGGTAGCTTTCTCCTGCTCGTCATGCTGACGAGCTTTATCATCTTCAGCTTTGCGGTCTGCCTTTGCCTGCGCATACCCGGCATCGTACTGGCGGCTGCCGTGCACACTCCAGGCTACCCTGCCACCGATTATCAGAGCAGCAAGCATCACCACGATAAACAACTGTTTCCAGTAGGCTTTAACGAATACCCAGATCATGCCGTCAGCACCTTACTGGCAGTGATGTACCGCGCGCGACGGTCGTCGATGCCGTTCTGCCCGCCATTGATGATCTGCGTGACGCGCACCAGGTCGCCGGTGTACTTCATGCAGCCTTTACTGGCGAAGAACCACGCCGCGCTACGGGCCGCATACTCATCCTGCGCCAGCAGCTCAGGTTGTTTAACCAGATCCACCTTCAGGCCATTGCCGCAGTCGCGGTAGTTGTTCAGGCCGGTGATCTGGATAAGCCCGCGCCCGCGGTAAAACCAGCCATCGGTCGGGCCATTGTTACCATTGCGTTTGCTGTACACCAGGTTGGCGATCGCGCGCTGGCGCTCCAGCGGTAACGATGGTTCACCAGCACGGCGGCCCAGCGCGTTGGCCTGGCCCTGAGTGAGACGCCCGGCACGGACAAAGTTAGCCAGCCCGGTCACGCTGTAGTTGAAGTTCTCCTGCAGCCGGCTAAAGCCGCCGGACTCATGCCCCACCTGTGCGATAAACATCGCCTGGTGCAGCGGTTGCTCGATGTAAAACTCTTTCATGGCCGCAGTGATATGCAGATACCAGCGCGTCGCCTGCACGTCGCTGATGCCAGCTGCACGCTGGAATTGTTTAATGTCCATGCTGGGACCTCGTTATCTTGAAAATTTGAACCACGTTCCCCTTTGTCTTGATAAGCGCAGCCAGGAACACGGCTTTGATGATGACTTCTGACCAGTCGGCGCTGACGTAGTACCCGTAGAAGGTCCGGATAGGTACGCTGGCGGCCACGACAATCAGCAGGTAGGCGAGCCACCCGCCCCACCAGCGATGACGTGACCCGTCACGGCGGAACAGAAGCACTCGGATTGCAATGCCGCCGCAGATAGCGGCGTTCAGGATTAGAAGCAGCTCAGGACTGGTCATCGTCTTTTCTCCCCGGGATCAGGTCGCGCGGATTTTCAGAACGGTGATAAATATATTTGCCCAGCCCTACTGCCACGATAGAGGAAACGAACGCTCCGGCAGAGTGAGCGATTCCTTTATCGAACATATCTGATGTTACGGATGGGAGAAGTGTGGCGAAACCAATGAGGATGATTGCAGTAGGCTTATAGATGACCAGCCCGCAGAAGAAGCTGACAACCGCCAGGAGCAACCGACGTTTTATAGGAAACTCTGTCGCGAAGGTAACAAAAATTACCGCACCTGCCAGGCTCCCAATCACCACCTCAGGTGGAACCCCAACAAGCCAGGCGCTTAGTGCGCCAAGGCTAAGCCCCTGATTGACATCTGACACCGTCATGGATGCAGACATAGTGACCACCGTTTAATGTGCATAAAGAACCCCCTTAGTTGGTGAGTTCATGATACACAATAAACCATATATGGTTTGATGCAGATCGGATTTCTCTGAACGAAATTACCGAATGGGTAATTTTATGTGCTAGACTTGCAAAATCTTCACATCAGAACAGTGCGATGTGCGTCACGCCAAATATATTATGGGCTTGGTCAATAACTTTAAGATATAACAAAATAAAATTCATGATTATGAACGATAAAAAAATCGAAATTCAATCAATATCTTTTTTGCGAGGTGTTGCTTGCCTTTTTGTGGCGCTTTATCACTTAAAAAGCAGCGCACCTAGTGACGCAATATTTTACAATCTATTTAGATTTGGAGCGTTCGGTGTAGACTTGTTTTTTATGATAAGCGGATTCGTGATCGTCATAGCCACTATGAATGACAAAATGGTAGATAGTTTTTTCATTAAAAGGGTTTTCAGAATTCACCCTCCATTAATAGCAGCGATTTTATTTCAGACATTCATATCAAACCATAGCCTTTCCTTAAATGAATTCATATCAGCAATAGTTCCTTTGCACAATGACTATACTGCAAAGGCCCCTGACTTTGGATTTAGTTTTTTGATTGTTGCATGGTCAATAACTTTTGAACTGGCATTCTATGCGTTATTTATGATTTCAATGATAATATCACATCGCTACAGAGCATTGGTATGCTCCGCTCTCATTCTTGCGATAGTGACAGGCAGTCAACTCTATTTCAATGGTTCCTTTTCATTAACACAAGCAGGGGCATCACCAGAAGTTAATAACAGCCACTTAAATGCGCTTAGGGTATTCGGCTGTTCAATCATGGTTGAGTTTATTTTTGGAATGGCAATTGCCTATATTTATATGAATGTAAAGGTAGATGCTTCATCATTGGCGGCGAGAAGGATTTACACAATTCTTTCAGTGTTAGCCTTGATGTATTTAATCCCGTGCTACCTCGGTGGGTATAACCGCGGGAGTGGACTTGCAGGTTATGGAGCATGGGCATTGCTGATACTCTTCATCGCGCTCGGCGCTGAAAAGTTAAACATGTTCAGATGGAATAAGTCGATGCTGTTTGTGGGGGCAATATCTTACTCACTGTATCTTTTCCATATTCCAGTGCATGAACTCATTAAACAGATAATTCCTGACAAACTATCTCAGATAAAGAACATAGAGTTACGCGCAGTTTGCGTCATGATGCTTGAGCTTTCAGCATCGATGCTGGTCGCCTATCTATCATTTTTATTTATTGAAAAGCCATGCATTAAGTTAGCAAGAAAGCTAATAGAGTATAGAAGCAGATGGCCTTCCATGGCCTGAAGATCTTATATTTCCCAGACTCTCTCTCCGGAACCGTAAATTCTAGAAGCTGTTCCGGTAGGGATGTTCGTCACATAAACAGCAAAACGCATCCATGCCGCACCGGCTGGAACAGGAACAACATAAGCGCATTCGGTTAATACGTTGTCGGCTGTTACCCCCCTTTGGGCTAGTGACGATGCAAGAACCGTTACTGTTTTGTCTTCGTTAAGAAACGTTGTCTGAATAGTAGCAGTACCACCAATCGAAATTACCGATTGAGTCTGAAGCCACGCCTTCATCAATAAAGTTTTCCCTGTTCTTACCCTTACATCCTGATAATAAGACATTCCAGTAGCTGTCCCAACGGACGATCTATCCATTTGCCTCGACCCAGAATCATGAGATGCTGACACTGTTGTGTTTGCAACCAGTGACACACCATTTGCCGTGTTTAAAGTCCATCCGCTTATTGATCCTGAGGCAAGCAGGGTAAGAGCATTCTGGAAGAATGATGGGTTGATTGGCCACCCTTCAGTGGCTGATGGACCTGCGTTTTGTAATACGTTTATCTCCAACTTTCTTACCACGTTGTTACCAGAGTTTCTAACAACCTGAGTAACGTTTCCTGTGGTATAGAAGTTTCCAACCTGCGTACGATCTATCAAGACGGAAGTGCCAGCTGAAGTGATATCAATATAGCACGGTCTTCCTGTCGCACTTTCTACCGTTGCGTTAAGGCTGCTTGAGCCAGGCCCCCCCCCCATGCTACCACCTTTGATCCTCAACTTTGATGGCTCTTTTGATGCAGTATTGGCAATAGTAATTTTTGGATTATTATTATTATTCTCCATGTGACAGTCATTCAGTGTAATGTTGCCTAGATTCTGAGAGACATCAACGTCATTGTAGTCAAAGCTGGTTCCATTAAAAGTTAGCTCAACTGAGCTTGCTGTTGGAGCAATGTATACACCTTGGGAAGTTCCTGCGGTGCTAATGCAGTTATAAATGGAGCCACCAAAAAATTGAATGTTTTCTCCTGAATTTGATGATGCCGTCCATGCGACCCCCCTGAACCAGGCCACACCACAATGCAAGTTAGTGAACTGCAAAAGATAACTATTCGGTCCTGTTACAGTAATGCATGACTGGAAGCCACGCACAGTCAGATTTACTATGTTCAGGTCTGATGTTTGTGATGAAGTTGATTCGCCTATTACCAGTCCGTTCGTTGTAAACGTCTCATCTGGAACTGATGTTGTCCCTGTTTTATATCTTCCTTCAATCTCAAGCTGATCGAGTGGCGTGGCTGGTTTGTAAGGTGGCGCTGGTATGGTCGCAGTGCCGCTACTAAGACGTACGGCAGTGATGGCGTTTGTCACTGTTTTTATTTTCATACCGCGCCAGTCTGCAACCAAGAATGGGGGTATGTAAACCGTCGATGTTATATAGATTGTGTTACTTGTTGATCCTAAAAACTTACGGTTTTTTGCTACTGCAAAATAAATTGCGCTTTGCAGAATTGTGGTTTGATCACCAGTGGATGTAGGGTCGTAACCGAAATGCTCTGGATGTACCTCAACTTCTTTCCTTTTCCACCGCTTTCCACCGGTCGTGACGACAGTATGCCCGTTATCATCCAATGAAGTGGAGTCAGACGAGTCATACCAGAATACACCGCCACCAGCCTTTCCTAAACCAGCAGTGTGCTCACTGACCATGATCTCTTGCTTTGGATATGTTGGCTCAGTAAGTCTTAACACAGACAGTTCTGAGCACATTCCGACATACTTCAGACCGTCTGGTTTTGCCAGTTCAATGAAAACTTGTGATGCGCTCCCATCACCGGCTGGTATCATTAGCGGGTTGCCATCATTATCCATAGCAACAATTTTATTCTTCCTTTGTTCCTTTGCAGGAAGTGGAGATATGTAACTTTCAGGCACCCTCAATGTGCGATTAAGATTTCCACCGGCCAGTGTATCAACATAGTTTTTAGTCGCAGCATCCTGTGGGTCTCGCGGGTCGCGCAAATTCCTGATGTAGTTGTTCAGCGCGTCGTACCAGTTTGCGATACTGGACGGTTTACGCAGAGCCAGCCTGAACATGCTGGAAACCTGCTGGATCAGCATGGTCAGCTTATCAAAAGCGTCCTCATGCACCTCAGCGAAAAATTTGCCCTGGTTGCGCAGGTCGGTTTCCTGCGTCGGCTCCAGGTCGCGAGCGATAGAGATCTGCCAGCCATTCGCCAACGGAGTTGTGAGCACCACATTTCCGCCGTTATAGCCACCAGCATTCGTTACTGTGTAGTCCGTGTCCAGTACCAGCACTGTGATGTTTTCGCTCAGGTCGACAACTGATACAGCAAGGTCTGTTTTTTTGAAAATGCGGAAGGTGTACGGGAAGGATGTCGTAACGCCATTCCCGGTGTAATCGTTATGGTCAACTACGGTTGATACCGTCATGGCCTCTCTCCATTAAAGCAGCGCCCGGCGCGCGTGCATCATCTGGACAGTTTATTACCTGGCAATCCTTATATGAATTGAATGAATAACAATCACTGAAGTTATTACCTTATGGGTAAATAGCAAAACGTGCTGGATAGTCTCTAGGACTTTTGCTACTGTACATATATACAGTGAATGCATGGAGAATATCAGATGCAACGTCAGTATCATCACCCGCTGGAAAAAGGATTTTCCGAACGAATACACACGCCGGGAGGCGTCCGCTCCCTTGTTGAAGAATCACACCTGATGACGTTGCTGCGCCAGCTTGGTGAAGATGGATTTAACGTTGATGGCCCTATGGCAGAGCTGACTGCCCTGGTGAATTACGTAACCAGCTCGCAGATGTCCATGAAGGATCTGCAGATGCATCTTGATTACTGCGTGGAAAAGTTGAAACAGGAAACAACATAAAGAAAAGGCCGCATTAGCGGCCATTATTCTATGTAAAACTCTGGATCCCACAAACCTGCATCACGCGGCATAGACTCCAACTTTTTAAGCCTAAGAACCCTGTCGCATTCGACCACAATTTTTTGCTTCTGCTCGTCGATTTCGACTGTCTTGTGCGCTGGCTCATCCCAGTAATCAAGCAGGAAAGCATGGCGTTCAGACGTGACAAGATAAATCACATAAACATCGCTGGTTGGGATTTTTTTATGCTTGTTGGTGGTCTTGTCTTTTTTCCCGGACGCCCAATTTTTCCAGCATTGTTCCGTTCCGCTCTCTCCAAACTTATCGGTGTAATTTCCGATGTTTAAGTGAACGTGACGTATGTGATACTCCAGCATCTCTTTGGGAGGATCTCGAAACAGTGTGTCCTTTCCGAAATCCTTATGATGGCCGTATCGCCAGTGATCTTTAAATGCATCTTTGATAGGTATTAGCTCAGGGTCCTTCCCGAAAATTCCAGGGTGAACCAATCCCTGGAATTTATTCGGCATCGTCGTAGAGCTCCTGAGCCATATCATCAGCAGTCCGAGCGAACATCCGTCGAGAAATTGCCTGTGATTGTTCAACGGACATCTTTGGTACTTCGCGCATTACAACCTCATGATGGGTTGTAGGCTTTAAAGCTGATTTATAATATCTTGTTATCATCTCAACTAATTGCTGCCTAGCCTTGGAGCGCCTAGCTTCAAATAGCCCTGACTTGTAAGAATGTTGTATTTTATATGCTTTACAAGATTCGCGGTGTATTTTATCCGCCAAGACACTTTCGAAAGAAGTTCCTTGTAATTTTAACAATTCCTCATGCGCACCACGCCCGCTGAGAATCATCACAGGAAACTTTTGCTCAACCTCTTCCTCATGAATCATGATGGCATTAGCAGTTGCCATGGCAGCAGCATAAGCGGCGGCTTCAATCACCATCTCTTGCTCTTTATCTTTATCTGCCCTTTTCTGGGCCAGGCGTCTATGCCTCATCGCTGTAACTCTCTTCGTGTTCATGGGCACCCCCAACTACCTTTAGGGTAAACATTCTACCGAAAGTATACGCACACTGGCAAAAAAATAGGCAGGTATTTTCTGAAACAAAATAACCAAACCAGATAGGGTTTGTAATTACCTAACTTTCATGCAATCATTACCTTTACGGTAAATTTACATTGCATAAATCTTGTGCCATAGTAATCAGGCACTGGCAAAATCCAGTGCCGGGATTGGCGTCCCGGATAACTACAAAGGCGCATATACCGCGCGAGCGGTTTTTTTATGCGTGCTACATAGCAAACCAGTTTCTATGGTGGGCTGTGTGGGGGCACCGAAAGGTGCGCCGGGTCCTTTGTAGCCGGTTACGCCAACCCTGCACAGTTCACCACCATCCCGATTGGCGTCGGAAGTGGTGATTATCCTGACTACAAAGGTGATCGCTATGACAACTCAAAAAAAACCAACCCCAGACGCAGTCTTTAAATTCGAGTCCGCTACCCCTGTCCGTATGTTCAACATTGACGGCAATCCGTGGTTTGCTGCTTCAGACGTTTGCAAAGCTCTTGGACTCACCAACTCACGCATGTCCTTGAAGGCCTTAGATGATGACGAGAAGGGAGTAAGTTCAACTTACACCGTTAAAGGCGCACAGAATGTAAGCGTCATAAACGAGTCCGGCCTCTATACACTGATCCTCCGCTGCCGCGATGCGGTTACTCCTGGCACCATACCCTACCGTTTCCGCAAATGGGTAACCGGCGAAGTGCTTCCGCAGATCCGCCAGACCGGGCGCTACGTTCGCGAAGAGTTATCACCGGCAGATAAAGCGCAGAAGGTTGTCGCCAGCTTTATGCCAGCAATACTGGAAGCGATGAAGTCGGAAGAGAAGCAGGAATACAATGTTCCGCTGAAGCCAGGCTACCGCGAGCACATCCATTCTCCTGAAGGCGTTCTCGGCCTGGCTGAGAATTCACTGCTGATGAACCTACTCAACCGTATGCAGGAAGACGGGCACGATGTTTCCGGCGCGGCGGCGGAGTTCACAACCATGGTGAGCTATATCGTCGGCGTCAGCAAATGCCTGAACGATATCCGTACCCACGCGCAGTACATCACAAAAAACGCCGCCGGGTTCTGATATGAAAAAGGCCGCTTAGGCGGCCTTTGTGACATGTCACGCTATCCATGTTTTATCCATTTGATGATTTTTCCAATACCATATTCGTAAAAATAAGACAGTAGAAAACCACAAACGGAAACATAAAACCCTATTGCTATAGGATAATTATACCAGTACCAGTAATAGGTATCGAAGCCAACCGACCTGGAAAATGCCTCCCAAGCACCTATAGAGTCATGCATAAACCATTGCGACCAGCCATATAAAAACATCATAAGACCGATGATTAGGATTACGAATCCAAGCCTTTTTAATGGCGTGTTAAGATTTCTCATTGCCCTACCGCTTTCCCCAAATCTGGCGCTCTGCGCGGCGTTGTCTCGCCAGGCTCCCACCAACTCGTTGTATTGAATTCCCGCTGCGCCCGGTCTCGCACCCTGTCGTTGTACCCCGGGTTTGCCATCTCCTGAAGTTGTTGCAGGATCAGGTGATTGGTGATGGCTTTAGCATACCAGAGGTTTGCGAAAGGGGTGATCATTCGAGCCGTCTTAAGCGCGTCGGCACCGAAAGAAGTTTCTTCCCCCTGTAATGCCTTCTGCGGGTTCGTGATCAGCAGCTTGGTTAACTGTTCAGCAAAGCTGAGCACCGGCCCGCCGATGGTGGCCGCGATACTTGAGCCATATTGCGTATGGTCCTGGAACAGGAAATCGCCGTAGATACCGAATGATCCGCCTTTCAGTAGAGCCTGTACCCATGTAGTTGGCTTTGTCATATCCAGTGGGTCATTGCCGGTCAACAGGCTATTCATCTGGTTTGCAAACATCCCGGCCAGAGTCGTGCCTGCAATGTATGAAGCGAGGAATTTAAGCGCCGGCACCGTGTCCAGATCATTAGCCCGGTTTACCAGCTGGCGGAACCCGGCGAATGGCGTGGTTTTGAAAAGCATGAAGCTCTTAATCAGCTGCCCGGCGTCGTCGCGGGCGTAAGTGTCAATCCCGGTGGCGGTCGTTACAGCGCTGGTCATCTCGCCGTGTGTGATACCCAGCAATTTCTGAGCGGCTTCGGCGCGGGCATTGCGAACCATACGATTGATGGTCTGCTCTGATTCTGCATCAAATGCTTCTTTCATCCGCTTCAGACGTTCAGGAGGTAGATCTCCAAGCGCCGCCAGTGCTGCTTCGCTACCGGCGCGCACCTGTGCAATACGGTCCGACATGATGCCGGTGATCACGTCATCGGGAACGGCGTAGATCGCATCAGGAGTCATACCCATGTGACTGGAGGTAGTCATTGGCTGTAGGTCTGCCGCTGCCATGATCGCCCAGTCTTCATTGCTCCAGCCTTTGTTAGCCAGGATGGTTTTATCTGACCCTTTAACGTCGTCCAGTGTCTTGAATTTGCGGGTCAGCTCACCAATATTTTTATACATCAGCAGCCCGAACGCCGCTTTGTTGGCGCGGTCCATGGCGATCAGCCCTGACCACTTCAGTGTCTTCTCTGCGAACCAGCCAGTTATGCCACGTGACAGATCAAAGCCGCCCATCTTCGAGACTACAGCGGCATGCGAATCCACCAGCAAGCCGAGTTCTGCATTGGCTCGTTTCGCATCACCGCTGAACAGATTTTTTATGGTGTTAGCCGACAGGCGCATGCCGTCTCGGGTGAAACCAAGCGCCTGGGCATTGGCGCGCATAATAGCCTGGTCGCTGGTTGCCGTCAGTACGCTGGTACCGAGCATCGCGCTCGTCATCAGGTTACGCAGACCGCCAACAGCAGAAGTGAAAACGCTCGATGTGGCCACACCGTTAAGCCCGGCCATAGAGTTAAACATCCGCTCGACCATCTTGCGTTCTTCGTTCATGTGCCCCACGGGCTTACCACCTGTGACTGCACGCTGATATACCCGGTCAAGCACCAGGGAAAAGTTACGGGCAGCATCCGGGCCGAACGCTTTAACGACACCCAGATCACGGGATGAAGATTGCAGGTGCGACATCATCACGCCAGCCACCGGTTGCTGCGTGTAGCGATCCATGTAGGCAAAGTGAGATTGTGCATCCTTGAAAGCCATCACCCTGCTTTGTGATCCGCGATTCTTTATTCCTCCGGTACCCATGAATGCACCCGGGTCGATTTTGTTGGCCCCGTCTGTGGCCTTCGTTTCGAATATCGCTTCCAGCGCCTGGCGGTACTCAATGTCATTCATCGGGCTACCGTCAGGATTAACATAGTTGCTGCGGTCCTGGGTATTGTAGACATCATCAACCCACGCCTGGCGAGCGAACTCAATCGGCGGCTGGCGGCCGGAAAGGCGCGCTTTAGCCTGCTCTGCCACCGGCAATGATGCCAGCCATTCATCGCGACCTGCGTTGCGAATAAAATCAGCGTCGTCCACATACGGCAGATGCCAGTCGTCGCGCAGGCCGATACCCGCATCAGGTTTCACGTATCCGCGAGCGTCCTGCAGTTGTTTGCCGATCGTGTCGTATGTTTCATTCAGCGCTTTGTCGGCATCGGGAAACATCACGCGGAAGATATTGACCGTTGGCGCCACGTCTGCGGTGAATGCCGGATCGCTGATCAGCCGCTTACTGAATCCGACAGCAGACTGAGCCAGGCCGAGCGTGCCTTCCGCAATGCCGCGCACAGGCGCAGCAATTGAGCCCTGGAAGAATGTCGGCTCATAGTCTTCAGGACGTGCAGGATTGGCCGCTGTTTTATCGTCGGTCCACGCCTGGCCTTCCGGAGCCAGAGAAAATACATCAGACATTATTCGACCCTCACGACGATAGCTTCATTGGTTTTCGGATCTGTCGCCCAGCGCCCGCTTCCGCTTACCAGCCGATACTGGTTGTTGCCAATGTTGACTGGCGTGAAGTTTGATGCGGCGTTTACGTTCAGACCGGCATCTTTCAGCGCCTGCTGTGCAGATGCGGTGTAGCGGTCCTTGAATGTGGATTTATCCATGCCGAACGGCATTACCACATCGCCACCATTAAAGCCCTTGTATACGCCACCTGTGGCGTATTGCGCCGCCTTTTCCACTACGTCGGAGTTGGCTGCATCAGTGCGCGTCATGGAGGCATCACCTGACTGATAAGCGATCCCGGCGTAAGCTGCCTTGAAAAGGTTGTAACTGAGCTGGCGCGCCTGCGCGTTATTGGCGAATGCATTCCCCACCTGATCGTCGAATGCTCGTTTCAGCTTATCTTCGCTCGGCAACTGCACCGGAGTTATACCAGCGTCTTTCATTGCCTTCGTTGGATTGAGCAACTGATCGCCAGCGAGGATCACCTTCGATACGTCGTACTTGTTCATGGTCGGCTTGTAGCCAATGAACTGACTGTATGCGATCGATGGTTTTTTGTTGTCGTACTGGTTATCCGGCGTGCCCAGCAGCAGCGCAGAATAGGCGGTGGCTGCGTTGTTCGGTGCAATGGCAGAAGCTACCTGCCGCATTGCCGGAGCGGACAGCGTTTCCCCCATGCTCTGTAACAGGCTGATTGTCTGATTTACGTCTTTGGTACCGCGCACCTGTTCGGACAGGGCCGCAGCCTCCTCACTGGACAGAATAGGCGCATTGATCCCCAGCGCACGCAGGCTTTCCTGTGAAGAGAAACGGTTAGCCACCTCAGCTGTGATGTCGTTAGGGTTGTTGCTGGCGATCGGCTTATAGGCACCAATCTCCACCGCAGCATTGAACGGATTATTCTGGCGCTGGCTGATCACCTTCGTGGCCGCCGCCGATACCTGGTCGAATAATTCAGCCCGGGAAGCATAGCCCTCGCCTGTTTCTTCTGTTCCTGGCTTCAGCTGATTGACGTAGGCTGTGATGCTGCTCGTCGGCATGTTGCGGAATGAGCCAATGTACTGCCCGGCGATTTGCGTATTTCGAAACTCGGTATAGCGGAGATTACCTTCCCGCACTCCATAGGCAGCCAGAAAGTCAGTCTGAGTTGGAGCGTTCGGGAAATCTACGCCGCGCATGTATGCCGCGCTGGCATCGCGAACCCGGCTGTCGATACTGGTGCGATATTCCGCCTGCTGCTGCTTGCGAATTTGGTCAGCCTGACGGAGGAAGGTTTCCTGCGCTTCAGGAGATGCAGCGTCGAATGCAGCATTGCCGGTGTAACGTTTGGTGCTGGTCGGCAGCTGAGACAGGCCAATAGCTGCACTGACACCGGTGGCGAGCTGCTGGTCGCTGTATGGCTGGCTACCGTTCTCATGCTGGATGATTGCAGCACACAGGGCCTTCAGCGTATCAGGGTTTGATGCGTCAAGCTGCTGATCCGCAGTTACGCCGAGCTGAGCACATACTGCCTGAATGTAAGCGTCGGTGTTGTTATTGTCAGACGGCGGCGCCCAGCGGTTGATAATGTCACTGACGGTATCGATGCCCTGGCGCTGATAAGACAGCAGGTTGCGTCCCAGCGCGCGAATGCCATGCTCCGGAGTTTCGAATTTAGCAAATCGACCATCATCACCGGTCTGTCCAACCCAGGGATTAGTTTTGCTGTATTCGAGGTTTCCGGGGTTGTTATTGCGAATGCCGCGAGCGCTATCGCCTGAACCGCCTTCAGATACCGCACGGCGTGATCCAACAGCCGTGTCGCTCAACTCGCCATTGCTCTGGATGAACTCGATAGAGTTGTTAGCCGACCACTGAGAGAGAGCCGTATCAGCAACCTTCTCTTTAAATTCGGTCTTTTTCGCCTGAATCTGCTCAGCGCTCCAGCCATGCGCGGCGCCATAGGTTTCGATCTGCTGAAAGGTCTGCTGGTTGTACAGCACGTAGTTGGCGTTATCGCCGTACGCAGATGCTGCCAGTTTCCCGTTGTTCGCCAGCGTCGCCTGGAACTGTCCTTCTTCATAGGCGTTAAGTTGGCTGATCTCGTGGCGCCCGGCCTGCGTCGTGAACTGGATACGCTGCTGCTGCACCTGCTGCATGAAACCAGCGCGGGCCCCTTCAGGCAGGGTCATGGCGATCTGCTCTGCCTGAGAATCAAACTGCTGAGTGTACTCCTGCCCCTTGCCGAGCGCGTTTTTCCCCTGAAGATTCAGCAGACCAGTATCGGGGTTCGTCAGCAGATCACTCGATACCTGACTCAGTTGCAGCGATGCATCCTGAGCCTGGGCGACATCCGCCCGCTGCTTGGCCTGCGCGAACATGTCGATCGCCTTTGGAGCAACCTGAGAAATGACGTCGCCGACATTCGGCTGTTCGAACGCCTGAAGGCCTGGAGACTGGAACCCACGACTTTCAACCTGGCGACCGGTGACTGTTGGTACTGTAGGCATTTAGGTAACTCCTTATCGACCGGTACGCGTGCCGACTGCCGCGCTGATTGGTGCAGCTTTCTGCGAGAACGGCGACCATGTACCGCCAGCCATTTGATATGCGCCATACGCCTGCAACGGAGTTGTCAGCAACGTGGTAGCGGCACCCATATTCCCCTGCTTACGCGCTGATACAGCCTGGGCGTCATAGTTGGCTGACTGCACCTGATAGCCGTAAGCCTCGCGCTGGGCATTGTTCACCGTAGTCAGCGCATCCAGCGTGCCGAACTGCGCGGTATCGCCGAATATGTCCAGAGCGTTGCCGGTTGAGAGATCCGCCCCGGTGGCCCCCATGGTTGCCGCCTGAGTCCCGGAAGCCTGACGATTACGTCGGCGAACTTCTTCGGCCTGGGCGTTGCCGCGGTTAATTGAGTCCTGCGCCTGCGCTTCAGCCACGTCAGCATTTTGTTTAGCCACTGCTGACGTATATTTCCCTGTCTGATACTGGTTGTAAGCTGACAGCGCGCCTGCCGCGAGTGTCGCACCGGCTAAAATTGTGGTGGGTTCACACATTATTTTCTCTCCATGTGGAAGCGGTGAAACAGAAGACCGTGAGCGCCGTATGGCTGTGGTTCTTCAATGGTAAATCCCAGCCAGTGCAGCCATATACGCGCGGTGTGGTTGCGGGCATCAACATAGTTTTCAAGATACGGGTAAACAGCCAGCATTGCATTGACCACTTTCCCGCAGCGGCGCAGGAAGGTGCGCTGGTATTTCTCCAGCGCATCGGTGCCCACCAGCCATGGGATGCCGTTGCCGCCAATCATAGACGCCGGCGCCACGCCGAAGATGGTCACCACCTCACCGTTAATCAGACCGGCACAGGCAAAGGTTGATGTGCGCAGACCGGTTTCAAGCACGCGGCGCGGGCTCCACCCGTTTGTCGCCAGAAATTCATCAACGTCAGCCTGGCGGACATGCGGGAGCATGGCTTCGATATGTTCAGCGGTGGCCGGTACGATCTGAGCTTTAATCATCAGAATCCCCCTACCGTCATGCGCGGCAGGACCGCCAGAACAGAAAGCGGCAGTGGGTCGAGCTGTCGCACCTTAACGCGCCCGTTCTTATCCCAGTTGCTGTCTAGCTTCACTTCCACCTTACCGGTAGCGTCATCAACCGGATCGTCGTAGAACTCAAACTCGCGCTGAGGATACTCGTACCACTCACCGCCTGGAGTGGTTGCCCAGATGCCGCGGCTGGCGTTGACCACCATCGTGACGGTCGGAATGACCTGCTTTTTATCCAGCAGTGTTTCCTGTCCGTTGATGTTGATGTCCAGCGTTTCGAATTCAGCGGTAATCGGTAGCCCGATATGCACCACAGCGCCCGGAGATTCGAGCGTGACAGCGCCACCAGTTACGGTTTTCTGCGGCTCCACACTGGCATCTGAGAGGATGTTTACTGTCTGTCCTTCGAGGTGTGAAAGGCCGCTGAATGTCTGGCGGGCCATCTGCCAGTTTGTTGTTGCGGTGCTGCGTAGCGCCGCAGGTACATTACGGTTAAAACGAACGACCACCGCCGTGCTGCTGGTTACAGAAAGGATGTCACCGCGCAACTCTTTCGCCACCATCTGACCAGTATCTGGATCCGTTTCTGAGTACGGGAACTGAATCTGTGCCCCAACGTCAGTGCCAACAAAGTAAGCACCGCCACTAATCGTCACCGGGTAGTCGACCTGATAGCTCCAGTCTCCACTGCCGCCGCTGATGGTCATAGTCCGTGTTGAGGTATTGCGCCCGTCATAGCTCAGGCCACAGTCGACAAAGAATGCGTCTTCATCATTGGTAAACAGTCGGCTGGAAAGACGCTCGATGTAACGTTTCGTCTGGCCGTTGATGGTGCGGTTAACAACGAAGTAAACAGCATCCTCACTTCCTTCACTGATGGAGCAGGTGCTTTCGTACTTCCCGGCGCTGGACTGCGGAGCCCAGGCGAACACCTGCTGATCGCGAAGATAGGTCAGCACCAGCAACTTGCCATCGTCGCGGATGCAGAACGCGCTGCTGTACGGCACGATGCAGAATGACCAGTCTACAATGCTGCGCTTCTGGAAAAGATGGTTTGCCAGTATGGTCAGGTCAGTGCCCTGGTACCCGTCCACATCGAATGAGTAGGCCAGATCACGGACCACGCTACCCTTCTCCTGGATAAACAGCGCGATGTTTGCCACAGCGATCGGCGGCACATTGCTGCAGCCATTGTTTCCCTGTGAGCTGAACGAGAATGCCGACGGAGTGAGGACCTTATTCTGGTCTCCGGATATCGTATATTCCCCGCCAGAGGTCAGCGCCACCAGGCTTCCAACGTCGATAAGATGGCGGATCTCATTCACCTGCCGCCCGGCGTAGGTGTAAATGATGCGATCGTCATCCTGAACAGGGTTGCTCTTGCCAAAGTCTTTATAGTCACCGGTCCGGCTCGCCCAGATGGTTTGCGGGTACGCGGTAGACGCGGCGAAATACAAACGCTGCTGATAATAGACGACAGTGCTCGGATATCAGCACCAACCTGATAGTTGATGCGCATGGCCGCCGTCGGGTTACGTACTCCGGGCACCATAATTTCGGTGATGCGCAGGCAGTCAGTCGGGTACTGGTAGGAATAATCCCAGTCAGGCGGCGGGTTATTGGTGTCTGCGAGCGCCAGGCGCTTGGTGGCGAAATTCCAGTCGAAGTCTGCCAGCGCAGCATCGCGGCAGGAATCGAAATGCAGGGAGCACTGTCCGGCTTCTTTGCTGGCCTCGGTCAGGCTGTTAATGCTGCGGCTGTTGCCAATATTGCTCAGCGCGCGGTTGCAGATCTCGATAACGGAGGCCATTAATCATCCTCCCCACCGTAGAGAGTTTGGGCTGCGGTTTTAGACTGTTCACCAGACACCGGGCTCAGCGCCATGTCAGTGATCTGCAAACTGGCGTTATGCTGCATGCCATCTTCCGTTTCGCGGGTAGAGGTAGAGCGAATGATGGCTTTAGCAGTAATCATCACTTCAGTCCCCGCCGATTGTGGCGTTGCTTTAAGCCTGGTGAGTGTCTCGTTGTTCAACTCAATGCACAGGCCCCAGGGATAATCATCGCGAGTCTGGGTTTTCCCGTCCTCATCCTGATATGTATCGGTGCCGGTTTTGAGATTTACCAGTTCCATAACGGACTCCTGCAAGAAGGGGGCCGAAGCCCCCTGTTTGATTAGCGAGGCTTACACGCCCAGTTCTGCACGCTTCTCTGCGATCTTCTCGCGGAGTGTTTTGACGCCAGTATTTGGATGCGGCTTATCGTTGAAGAGCAATTCATACTCTTCGCGGAGCTTTTCCAGATCGTCGTCACCGCCGGTATTTTCGTTGTTATTGCCATCATCATTTTTCACTTCTGACTTTGACTTAACAAACTCAACACCACGCTTTTTAAGCGCCGCTGCTTTGGCTTTCTCTGCCGCTGCGTTGATCGGCTCCAGCGCCGATCCTGGCTCACCGTCATATTCAATCTCGGAACCTTCAGGCCAGAGGTTGTTGTGAATATGGGATAAGCGCAGGACGCGGTATTTTGCTTTTTCCATTGCCATCACCTTAGCCTGTCACTTTGGAGCGGATTGGGTAGTACGGAGTGTTGTTGTCAACATCCAGGTTAATACCCGAGGTGAACGCACCAGCTGTCAGCGGGCCGGTACCAACCACGTAGTTGACGCGCAGATAACGCTGGACTCCCGCCGGAACCTTGGCTGAGAACAGGCGTTTTCCAGCAGTAAGCGCTGCCAGTGCCAGCGTGCCGCTGTCGTATAACGTGGTCCAGGTGGAGTTATCAGGACTGGTCTGCAGCTGCACGTTCAGGGTGGCGGCACCGGCTGCGGTTGCAGTGGTGTTCACGTTTGCCCAGAACTCCAGAGGCTCGCCAACGCCGATATCACGGCGGGTGCCATCGATAGGGGCCAGGTCGATAACGTCAGTTGAAGCGCCGCCAGCAGTAACCGCCTGCGCTTCGGAGAACATCAACAGTTTGTCGAGGATCATTTTCTTTCTCCATTCATGGGCCGGTTAAGGCCCATCAGTTAATGACAGGCGTTAAACAACGCGCGCTTCTGTTTCCAGAATCGCATCGGTTTCACGGATTGGGATGCCACGGAACGCGGTCCAGAACTCGCCTTCGGTCTCCTTTACAGACAGAGCCAAAGAGGCTTTATCCAGAGACTGGAGGTCAAGTGCCTGACCAACTGTGCGGTTCATGTAGAACGCAGCGCGGCCCATCTTCAGGTTAGGAACGCGGTGAAGCGCTTTTACCATCAGTGTGACGATGTTTGCCGCAGAGCCAGGAACCGAGAGATCGCTAACATCGATGTTGGCAATGCGCACGACATAGCGCCAGTCGCGCAGCGCCAGGCCGTTATCCCATTTGTAATGGGTGCGATAGCCCTGGTATTTACCGCCACTGGCATCGATCAATGTCTGCTCGCCAAGGTTCTGGGTCTGCAGGCCAGCCTTCTGCCCTTTAGGGAAGATGCCGTGAACGGTGTTTTCACCCCAGACCACCAGCCAGATAGAAGTGTTGTCGGTACCGGTGCCACCCGCGTCGATAATGTTCTGACCGTTACCAGCAGACTTGCTGGAATAACGAGAAGACAGGCCCATGAACTGCTGTGGGTTCACGCTGGTGTCACCATAGAACAGCGTCTGCGCCATCTGCTGGTTCATGCCTTCGATGAACGCACGGTCTTCAGACAGACGGAATTCAGCAGTATTGCCGTTCAGATCAGCCAGAGACTTATCAACTTCAGCATAGGTTTCCAGCATCCCGCAGGAGTCAGTAACCTGTACTGTGGTGGATTTGCTTGGCTGCACACCGTAGTTCAGCAAACGCCAGGTAGCAGATGGCAAACCAGAGCGCACGGTGGTACGGTGACCAGTTGGAAGGTTATCCAACGCGAAGGACTGGGTGACTTCTGATGCCAGGTTAATCTGCCCTGGGTTGGCGAAGCTGATAAATGCATGACGGCCTTTCCATGCTTTCAGTGCGCATGTGTCAGGGGTTATTGGTCCGCCGTGGTAATGGATCATGCATTCACCATGGCCCGTTTAGCCTCTTTCATTTTTTCTGAGCGCAGCTGCTGCTGGCGGCGCGCCCGCTCGTTGTTGCACTTAACGCATTCACCGCTGAGTGTGTATCGCTCGCTGTCATGCCCGTGAATGCACTTCTTGCCGGTGTAGAACCTGGCGAGGCCCATTTCGAGAGCTTCACGTTGAGTTAATCGCTTCATTTGCACCTCTCTTTGAAATTTATCTTTGGTAATTTTGTGCGATGGCCGAAAAAAGATCAACCATATTCGGATCATTATTACCTTAGAGGACTGAATAGATATGAAAAGACCGCCAGAAGGCGGCCTGATGGGGTTTGAGGGAGGTTTTATTCGTAGAAGAAGATAGCCAGTTCCGGCTTTGTTCTGACCCACCCGCGTTGTTTGCATGCCTTAAACAGCCCATTCATCAATGTCTTACCGGGCATTTTTCGGCGACCTGTGAGATGCGTCTGGATGTAATGGCTGGTCGTTCCGGCCTCGTCAGCAAAGGCATTTCGCTCATCAGGAGTGAGTTGCAACCAGTGTTTTTTGAAGTCGAATTTTTCGTTCTCGCTCATAGCTATTGCCTGATATTAATTTCAGATAACAAATATTCACCCAGAAGGTAATAAAAATCAAGGTTTGTTACCTGTGAGGTGCATTTACCTGTGGGGTAAATTCGCTTTTAATTGAACCACTAACTAATTCATATATGAGGCGATTCGCCAGAGCATGAAAAGTATTCAGGATATCCGCAGGCAGAATATTAACGATATCATCGACCGTGACTTTAACGGGGTGCAGACTCGTCTGGCGGAAAAACTGGGAACTCAGGCAAACCTGGTGAACCGCTGGGCCCGCGGGCAGAAGGTTGTCGGCGATACGGTGGCGCGCAAGATTGAGAAGGCAGCGAACAAGCCGTCGAACTGGCTGGACGTAGACCACTCATTATCTGCTGTTGCCATCCCCCAGGAGGAGATCACCCCTTCCGATATCGGCCAGCTGGCGGCGCATAATCTCGAAGCGTGGATGCAGAACAACCGTGACCTGTCATCTCAGGGCAAGGTGTCGAAAGCGTCCGGCGTTGCCCAGGCGACAATCCAGCGCATGCTGAACAATGAGGTAAGCGTATCCATCTCCACCCTGGAGGCGATCGCCGGCGCCTTCGGGCGCCGCGGCTATGAGTTGCTCATCCATCCCCGCGACCCGGCGACCATCCATTACGACCGGGCCCGCTACGCATTGTTACCTGAGAGCGAGAAAAGCAAGATTGAGAGCTACGTCGATTTCGTAATTGTTCAGAACGGTAAAACGCAAGAGTAAAACCATACATTTCAGACACTAAGCCGCCATTGAGCGGCTTTTTTATTGCCCTAATAATTACCTATTGGGTAATTTTTTATAATCATATCTATTGACATCAAACCACATAAGGATAATTATTACCTCAGCGGTAACACTGAGGTAACGAATTATGCAGTGGAAAATCATCAACGGTTGGTACTGCGTTACGGCGTGCGGGCTGATGAGCACCAAGTGCCGCACTCTGCATGAGGCCATCAACTGGGCGTTTGTCACCAAGATGGCAGTCAAAACTGAAATGGATATGGGGAACTGAAGATTATGAGCATTAACGGTTGGTACTACCTGCACCAGAACAACGATCTGATCTACAAGCCGTCACCAGATGCAATTGCAGACATCCGAGATTCAGATTTTGCGGTTTGCTCATGGCCCATTGACGTAACTGACCGCAAGTCTGCATGGGAAATGCTGGTTGAAGCCAGTGCGCTTGGTGCTAACGATGCCCGGATTAACGAACTTGCTGAGAAGTGGAATTGCAATGACCAGGACGCTGACATGTTCGCGAGTGTTGTTGGCGTAGAGATTGAGCAGGATGGCAATCAGTGGTGTGCGCACAGACAAGATTTTATCGATCTCCAAGAGTCTCCAGATGGTTTTGGCGAAAGCAAACTGCTGGCGATGGCTGACCTTGCGAGGCAATTAGGAATTCACGGTGGTCATTTTTGGCGGCCAACATTCTCGGATCTTTTGAAGAAATGAGGTGCGTATGAACACTCAGCAAATTAACAACCTGAAAAAAATCATGACCAGCATCGACAGCGACTACCAGCTGAGCCAGTTGCACTACGAGCGCCAGGTAGAGCTGATCGACGCTATCAAGTACCACCAGCTGCAGAAACCTTTCTACGAGCTGGAGCGCAAAGGCGTGCGTACGGAAATTCTGGAAGAGCTGATGATGAGCCCTGAATTTGAAGAAGCTCTCGCAGCGTACCAGGCCGCGCTGACCAGCATCATCGCGAAGTGGGATCTGGCTGACCAGCTGGACACTGCGAGGAACGCCGCATGAAACCTGGCATCTATTTCGACATCAGCAACGAGGACTCGAGTACTTGAGTTAATGCTGTCTCAGGCTCAGGTAAGAAACTCCACGCTTTGGGCTAGCGATCCGAAACAACAACTTGCATACCTGGCGACAAAGCGCTGGTCACGCCTGCATTGCCCTGACGTCATTATGGGCGTGTACACCCCTGACGAATTGCAGGAGACGGCACCACGCGTTGAGCGCGATATCACGCCGACGCCCGCCACCGCATCAGGCATGAACAAGCTGATCAACTCCAAGCCTGAGCAGCACCAGGAAGAGAAGCCGAAGAGCAGTGATGACCGCGATCCAGAAGAGATTCTGTGCGCCTTCACTGACGCAGCGATGAACTACAACACGCTGAAGGATCTGGATAACGCATACAAATACGTTGCCAAAAAGCTCGCCAACGATGATGAGCGCCTGGCTAAAGCAACAGACGTTTACACCATCCGCCGCGATGAGCTGAACGAAGTTCCTATGTAATCACCACCGTGGCGCCACGGCGCCACACCTGCAACCAAGAGAGGTATTTATGAAAGGTGCATTGGGTAAGAAAAAACTCCTTGAGGTGGTGCCACTGTCATGGAGCACGATCGAACGCCTGGAAGCAGCTGGCGAGTTTCCAAAGCGCTGGTACATCACTGACCGTCGCTGCGCATGGACACAGGAAGAAGTCGAGCAGTGGCTTGAAGAGCGCAAAAAAAATAGCCCGGAAGTATTCCAGGGAAAAAAGCCACCGGTTGAACTGCGGAAGTACCGCCCTATGAAGGGTGAAGCAGTGAGTGCAGCAGCATGACGGCGCTGAAAAAGCATATCGGAAGATGGTCAGATGTTTACCTGTGTCTGGCCGTAGTCGGCTACCTGATGTGGCTGGCGGCGGTAATAAGTTGAGAGGTCTGGATCACATGAAAAAGACGAAGCTTGAGCGCTATCACGAAGACTATGTCTCGCAGCGCCGTGTTGAAAGAGTGGTAGCAGTAACGCCGGAAGCAATGGAGATCGAAAGCAGGGCCATTGAGCGCGAGCGCCGCGGTCATTACCGCATTGCGGCACGCCTCTGGCTCCAGTGTCTGGACGCTGCCGTCGGTGAAGTTGAGCGCGCCCGCATCGCGGTGCGCCGCCAGCAGTGCATCACCAAAGGGAACCGCACGCCGCACCTGGACTATAGCGGAATCGGATGTCGTGGGGTGGTGTATGACTGACCCGCACGACAATATCAGCGTCGGCAGCATAACGCTGGTTTATTCGACTCTGCGCCGCGGGTGGCTGGCACCCGGCGGCCAGGTTATCAGAAACCCATTGAAGGCTCAGCGCGTGGCTGAGCTGATGAACAGCAAGAAGGTGGCAACATGACTTATTTCGCCGGAAGTAATACGCCAGCTGATCAGCGTGATTTATGGCGCACTCCACCAGCTATATTCTCAGCGCTAGATGCCGAGTTCTGCTTCCAGCTGGATTCCGCCGCAGCGCCGCATAACGCTCTGTGCCGGAAGTTCATCACCGCTGAGCAGAACACGCTGGTAACGCCTTGGGCTGATTACCTTAGCATTCCCGGCTACGTCTGGCTGAACCCGCCATACAGCGACATTACGCCATTCGTGAAGAAGGCTGCGGTCGAGAGCGCAAATCAAATAGGCACGGTCATGCTGGTACCGGCAGATACTTCAGTTGGCTGGTTTAAGGAGGCTATCCAGACCGCCAGCGAAGTTCGCTTCATCACCGCCGGGCGGCTGGCATTTATCAACCCGGTCACAGGTAAGCCGGTAAGCGGCAACAACAAAGGATCGTTACTGATTATCTGGAAGCCATATCCGAGAACGCATTGCGAATTTACAACGGTTGATCGCGATACTCTTATGGCATATGGCAATTCCCGCCTGGCAAGACGGGAGGCTGCTTAATCCTTACCTTCCATCCACCTCTCAAACTTCGACGGGGAGAACGGCACCAGATCGGTGTGCTCCCCGTTAATCCAGGCATCAACCATATCCGCCCACTGCTGCAACATATAGGCGCGCTGCCGGGCATACTCCGCTTTGTTGTACACCGCGCGCACGCCCTTCTGCTCATGCGCCTGCGCCTTCTCTATCCAGTCTGAAGGATAATCCGCTTCGTGCAGCAGCGTGCTGGCCGTCCGGCGCAGGTCATGAACCGTGAAGTCCTGAATTTTTTCTCCGTCTTTGTTTATGGCTTCCACGGTCCTGTCTATCAGCGAGTTCAGCGCGGCGTTAGATAATGGCTTGCGGAAGTTGTAACGCCCGGGAACCAGGTATTCACTGCCACCAGCGCACATCTGCAGGCCAACCAGCAAATCCTGCGCCTGCTTCGGCAGGTAAATCACATGCGCGCGCCTGGCCTTCATTCGGTCGGCTGGTATCGTCCATGTCCAGTTATTGAAATCGATCTCCTGCCACGTCGCGGAAGTAAATTCGCTTTTGCGAACCAGCGTCAGCAGTACCAGCTTCAGTGCCATCTTCATGGTTCCCATCGCGCCGATGCCATCCAGCGCGCGGAAGAATATGCCGATTTCCTCAGGTGAAAGCGTGCGCTCGCGCGGCTTAAACATGGCAATGGATGATGGCTTAATGTCGGCCGCCGGATTGAACAGGCCGTGCCCGCGGTCGTTGGCGTGCCGGTATACGCTGCTGATTATCTCCCTGACCTGAATCGCCGTCGCCCGACCCCCACGCTCAACGATACGGTCGCACAGGTCGCGCACCACTCTGGTGGTTATCTCAGTCATCATCTTGTTGCCGAGCACCGGGAGGATATCCCGTTCTATAACTGCCTGCTTCATGGCGCGTGTGCTGTCGGCCAGGGTGACGTATTTCATGTAGGCGTCGGTATATACCGCGAATGTTTCGGCCCCGGCGATCTGCCTAATACCGTCACGTTTCGCTGCAGCAGGCGACTGGCCTGCCTTCAGCAGCTTTTTGGCAGCAATGAGTTCCTCGCGTGCTTCCGCAAGGCTGATACCGTCACGACCGTACTGGCCGATAACCAGCGTTTCCCGGCGGCCGTTAATGCGGTAGTCGTAGCGGAACGAGACAGAGCCTGACGTGAGCACGGCGACATACAGCCCGTCACGGTCGGTAACCTTGTACAGTTTCTCCTGCGGCTTCAGGTTTTTTAGTTTGGTATCGGTAAGCACAATTCACCCGTAATGCATCCATGTTTTTGTCGGTATGAGAGTATACCTTTCGGGTAATACCGTCACCTGTACCGTCCAAAAATGTGGTGTAGAGTGAATAGATATGAGTAGATATAAACAAAAACCCTCTGCGATTACAGAGGGTTAGAGAAGATATTGAATAGATATGATGTGCTATGAACTAGCTATACATCATTCCCACTCAATCGTAGCCGGTGGCTTACCGCTGATGTCATACACCACGCGGGAAATGCCGTTCACTTCGTTGATGATGCGGTTAGACACGCGGCCTAAGAAGTCATACGGCAGGTGCGCCCAGTGCGCGGTCATGAAGTCGATGGTTTCCACCGCACGCAGGGAAA